AAACTTTGGAAAGATACAAAATTATACTATCTTTGCAGTCCCAAAAACAAGGTTCGTTGGCCGAGTGGCTAGGCACCGGTCTGCAAAACCGATTACGGCGGTTCGAATCCGCCACGAACCTCATTTACCAAAAAGCTCACAGTCTTTTAGACTGTGAGCTTTTGCGTTTTGGCTATATACCAACTAATTACGAATACGACTCTATAAGGCATATAATTGAACTTTCGACCTAAATGTAGACCAATCAATACAAAAGCAGACCTATGATTACAATAAAATTATACCACAGAGCGGAAGGAAAAGACAAAACAACCGGATTCATATACGTGAGTTTCTATGTAAATCGCGAAAAAGAACATTTTTCGACTAAAGTTCAGTGTCTGGCTAAGCACTGGAATCCGGATAAAATGCGAATAAGTACTGCAGATAAGCAAGCATCTGATAAGAATCTGATATTGGAGAAGATTCTGGCTCGTGTAAACGACGTAATTGTGAAGTATCGCCTCCGGAATAAAGTATTGACCAGGGCAGCTTTTAAAAAGTCGTATAACCGGCCGGATGACTTTGATAATTTCTACGCTTTTTGTGATGAATACAAGCGTAAGTCAGTATCTAATCGTGTTGAAAGCGCTACGCTTGCCACTCATGCCACTGTATTAGAGAAACTGAAGGCTTACTCACCCGACTTGCATTTCGACGACATAACGCTTGATTTTGTGGCTGATTTCTATTCACATCTTCGAAAGAAGATAAAGAATAATGAGAATACAACCTATAAGAACTTATCGGTAGTTCGTAAATATGTGAAAGCAGCATGTAAGGCTGGATATATGGATGAAAATCCGTTTGACGACTTTCATATTTTACGAACAAAAGCAAATTACACCTATTTGGAGGAATCGGAGCTGCAAAAGCTATTGAAATTATACCGTGCCGGAGAACTGGAACTAAAGTTCTATAAAACACTTCAATTCTTCTTATACATGTGCTTCAGCTCGCAGCATGTTGGTGACGCTAAAGCAATGAAGATAGAACAGTTTACCAATGTTTCATTCACCTATTACAGAGTAAAACTAAGAAACTCAAAACCTGAACCGATAACGGTACCAATGTCTTTATCGCTCCGGAAGTTACTCGGTGAGATTGTTGGACATAGAAAAAAAGGATTAGTATTCGAGAATCTTCCGGCAGACCAAACCATGAATCGATTTTTGAAAGAGATTGTAAAAATGGATAAGGTAGAAATAAAAAAGGCGGTAACACACAAGACCGGTCGACATACATTTGCAACTTTCTATCTTGACAAAACAAAGGATCTAAATTCGCTCAGGGATATTCTAGGTCATTCTGATATACGTGAGACACTCATTTATGCACATGTGCTAGAAAAATCAAAAGAACGGAGCATTAATTGTTTCGACATCTTCAAATAATCATAAATCGCCGTACAATTGAACTTTTGTACGGCGATCTGTTTTACTCAAGCATTCGGTAGAATGTTCCTTTTAGTAATGAGGATCTACTTTTTTTTGTTTTTATATGTTCAATTGAAATTGGCATATAGTAAGCAGATTCAACATAGAATATACAATTTACATTACGATCCGGACGATCTTCAAAGTAAAATATATATTTCAGAGAGGGATCAATAAGTACTTCCGGACGGTAATCAGCTACTACACCATCATCACCTACTAGTCTCATTGTTTTAAATGCCGGAAGTGGATCAATAATTTCATAATAGACACCTCCATCCTCCCACTGAGGTAAATCAATATTTGAACATGGATAATTCACATAATTACGGATTAATGTACCACTATGACTTCCAGTAAATGACTTTTCTATCTTAAACCTTCCGGAATACATACACACTTCCAAATTACTTGAACGAACAATATCACCTTTATCACCTTCAATCATCTCAAATATAGTCTTATTTTCAACAAGCAAATAACTATTAGAACTCTCAGGCATTGTATAATGGACATTGAATGTAGAATTATTATCGGCATAATCAATAGCTTTTTGAGTTCCTTTATATATAGCTGAAGGAGTAAGATTTAGCGAAAGCACATTTTTTGACGAAGTTCCATAGTCGGCAAGTCTATTCACATTATATGAATAATAAACTATACCAGTTCCTGGGAACATTAATTGATAACCTGGAAATTCGTGTTTAGCTGAAGTATTTATCCAATCCCTTTTATCAGCCGTATTTCTTAAAATGTTTAATTTATCAGTAGTATATCCTTCCGGACGAATATTAAAAAATTCTTCGATAGTACATTTAGCTACAATATCATCTGCAAGTCGGTGATAACTGAAGTAATTACTTCCTGGCAAATTGTATGATATTTTTGTATATCCAAATTTAAACGCTGAAGAGTCATCCGACAGATCACGTTCAAAACCATTTATAGGAGTAATTTTGACCCGTTTTTTAGTAGCCATTTCAGTTTTCGTCCGCACAATAGACAATGTTTTTGTTTGCCCTAAAACAATAAAACTTACATTGAAAAAATCCTCAATTGCTTTTATAAATTCTCTGATTGTCATATCAGGCAAACAGTCAGCATATTTCAACGAATCAACCGGATTTACAAGATACATTCGTTGTGCACGTTCATCGGCCAACAAAACATTATCACCCATTGTATAACCAAGGAGTTCAGGAAGTTTTGTTATATAATACAATAGATAAGGTTGCATAACGATAAGCCCATCTGTTACTGCAGTGAGGTCTAAATTATATTCATTCAGTATTGAAGTACCAGCCTTAACCGGGCAACATACAAATTTATTCGTCCAATGCCAGTTATTAATCGAATCCAGTGCCCGTTCAACGGTAATTTCTAGTTCCTCACCCCAATTAAGAGTGTAGATTTTATCTTCACTCTTAGCCAGGTAATTCAGTTCTGAATTACCTGATAGAAATTGAAACGAAACATTTAAATCTGTAGGCTTTGAAATAGTCATAGTTCCGTAACGAGTTACACCATCCTCTACTATTTTTGCATTTGCAGATATAGTTATAGAAGTATTTGCTAATCTATCGATCATCCCGAATGCTATTTTATTCTGTGCCACTTCTAATGATACAGTCATATCCAGTGTAAAATCACCTTCATTATTTATTTCAGGATTGTTTTCAATCCATGTAAACGAAAAATCATCCGGTAAAATTACCTCATTATATAATCCTTCGTTTTCAATATAAAATTCAATCATGGTTTTGAATTATTTAAAAGGGTTTCATACTCTTTAATTTTTTGAACTAAGCCATCACTCCCATGTAAATAAATTGGAGCCTTTGCATTAATTCCTTTATCTAGGTGATCATTCAACCGGTTAAGCGAATTAGCTACATCTGACAAATATTGTGCAGTTGGATCATCAGAATATTTTGGTGATAACGGCGTATTAGAATTACGATATCCGCCATCATAGTATCCTGGAGATAATCGTAAGGCTTTCGATATATCTGCCCTAGTAAGACTGGAAGCTGTACCCAATTTCTGTGCACTATCAATCAGATCAAGTACTGGTCGAATCTCACGGTTACGGGTAGTTTTATGAGTAGCAATAAACTCATCACCGTGATATGGCTGTCCATCAGGGAAAACACCACGAACCTCTCGAGGATCAGTTCCACCAGTATAGCCTTCCGGTGTGTGGTAACCACCATCGTAGTATCCTTCTTTTGCTGCTTCACGTGCTGACTCAGCCACGGCAATTTGAGACGCACCATATGCAACTGCAGCACCGGCAGCAATACCACCCAATATAGGACCACCAATTTTAGACATAGCTGCAAATGAATTAATAGCAGCAACTGCAGTTGTAGCAATTATCTGTGCAACCTGAAGCGCAAATTCAGCATCGGCATTTTTAGCCCTTATAGAGGCAAGTTCTTTGTTTTTTTGAGCCTCTATTTTAGTAGTATCTTTGCCGGCTTTTTGTGCAGCATCAATTTGTTTTTGATACTTTGTCTCTATCGATTTTTCTTCGGCCGACTGGAATCCCTGCAGAGCATTTGAGAACACTCCTGAAATATCCGAGATAGCACCTGCAGTATCTTTGAAGTTTTTTGTATTTACTTCGAATTCTTCTGCAGCTAAAATCCTGCGAACCTTAGTGGCATCCTTTTCAGATACTAGCCCTTTATTTACATACTCTTGCAGAATTTTAAGTTCAGTTTCTTTCTGCAGTTTAAATCTACTAAGTTCATCAAGACCATACTTTTCCTTGAATGATGATATTAATTGATACGTTGTTTCTGAGTTATCAATTAACTTCTGATTGATCTGCTTAGTAATTTTGTCAATTTCATCTGCAGATAATCCTTGTATTGCAAGCTTACGCCTCATAAAACTCAACTCCAGGGAAATCATTTTATCTTTATAGATCTGTTCACTCATTTGAGTGGTCAACCGTTCATCTGCCAACATTTTTTCAGCATCTTGTTGCTCTTTATCAAGATTTTTCAACTCTACAACAGCCTGTTTTGTTGACAGCTTACGCATTGCCTCATTGTGTTGCTCTTCTAAAATACGTAACGTTTCCAACTGATCAGCCGTCATTTTTTCTTTATCAACACCAAAAAGACCTAATTCACGAAGGCGATTAGAATATGATTGATTTTCCGATTTAATCGGATCAGCGTCCAATAGTATTTTCTTGATCTTGTTATTTTGCTCAATCTGTCTATCTAGTGCCTTTTTATCAATTTCAGCAATTTGTTTATTCAGATCCAATTTTAGACCGGGATCCGTAATTACTTTCAACAACTCCTGAAGCTTTTTCTTACGCAAACTATCATAGTTATCCTGTTGATCCAATAACTGTTGATTATAATCGTATTCGGTTTTAATGTCACCATCAATATACTGTTGTTTAATAGCAGCTATTTTTTTCAGGTTATCATTTTCAAGTTCCTGCATAGCCTGGTCAATCTTCTTTTTTTGTACTGCAGTTTTATCAGGCGATGAAGTTCCTCCGGATGTAGAAGGGGTATCTGATGTAGGCTTATTCGCTTTCTCCAACTTCTTTGTTTCAATATATTTCAATTGAGCATATTTAAAGGCAGCATTTGCTTCAGCTACTTGTTTATTGTAAAAATTCCATTCCGATGAACCTTTTTCAGAGTTATCTCTTAGTTCTGATTTCAGTTTCATCATTTTTTTGGCCTCATTCATTAATCCATCATAATATCCTGAAGTATTCATTCGTTTTACTTCTTCGTCATTTTTGGCGGCATTCGCACGAAAAGTGGATGAAGCATTTTCGTAGCTTTTTATATTAGCAGATAATTGGCGATCTTCATCTTCCAATGCTTTTATTTTTGCCTCATTGTCATTCTGTGGTTGTGATCGAAGTTTATTCAATTCGTTTTGAATTTCAATCTGACGTTGCATGGCTTTCACCGAAGCTTGCTCGTAAGCCTGACTTTTTGAGTTGAGCGCCACAGAACGTAACTTTAGGTCATATTGCTCATTTACATCGGCCAGTGCCTGTGCAAGCAATTCATTAGTTACTTTTTCTTTATCAATAAAGGAAATGAAGCCGGGATATTTAGCGTTTAGTTCGTCAATTAATCGGTTACGAGTGGCCTGATTATCATTAGTATTTATAATTGCTGTAACTAAGCCGGTCAACTGAGCCTTTTCTTCCATGACAGCTTTTGAGTTTTCAGCAAAATTATTACGGTAATCTTCCATCACACCGTTGGCTATTTTCTGCGCTTCAGTAAGCTCATTAGCTTTATTCAAATACGAAATCAAATAAACAGTAGCAATAGCAATAGCAGCTGCAACCAATCCCCATATATTTTTCATCATAGAGGCATTGAGCTCATTTTGAGCAGCCAATAATCGAAGTTCGGCAATTGTAGCCTGTCCGGTCAATGCAATACGAGTACGAAGAGCTACAATTTTTAGATAATCAGCTACCTTTTCAATTACTGCTAAAGCTAATCTAGCCTTAGTAGCCATGTTTGACAAATTTACAACAGTGAGATAAGCTGTTAATCCGGCTACGAATGCAACTATACTAACCTTGTTTTCTTTCAAAAACGTAGGTAATTGCATCAGCAATTTCATAAAGTTAGTTCCGAAATTAGTAGCCTTTAGCATGGCAGGGTTTAGATTCTTCACCAGTTCCATTCCCAACTCATTGAAACGGTTCTGTGCTTGGGCCATTTGTGCCGTAATGGTTGATGTCTGAATTCTTGCCTGACGCATAGCTACATCGGTACCGGTTACCGAAACACGTAGTTTATCATAAGCATCTACATTTTGAAGAAGAATAGTTCCTGCAGTAACATTTTCGGCTCCAAATATCTTTTGCAAAAGTGCATCACGTTGTAACGCATTTGCTTTTTTATCCATTTGCTTATTGACTTCAATAATGGCATCACGCACATTAAACTGACCTGAAGCATAACCAACTCCGGCTTCTTTCAATTTCAATAATGCACCACGAAGTTTTGTACCGGCTTCCTCTCCTACCAGTTGTTTGCTGGCTAGTACCTCAAGCATGGCCACAGTATCTTCCATGGTCATATTACTATCGTTGGCTACTGTACCAACGTTCTTAAGCGATCCGGCTAAGCTGTCAGCTTCAGCAGATCCTTCCAATGAACCGGCTGCAATGGAATTGATAATACGAGTAGCATCTTTACCCGTAAGGTTGAACTGATTCATAGAAGCAGTGACCACTTCGAATGCCGTTTCGACTGGAACTCCGGTGGCCGCCAATGTCAATGCTTGTTTAGTCACATCGGCCATAGCCTCTTTGTTTTTCAATAGTTCCGGACGCTTGGATCCGATAACGGTGAAACCGTCCATGATTTCTTTGGAAGTAGCTGTGATGCGTACGCCCGCCTCGGTGGTAGTAGTACTAAGTTCTTTGGCATACTGACGCATCCAAGCCACCGATTTATCATCTAGTCCGGTAATGGCTTTCAGGTTAGCGGAACTTTGCTCAAGCTCATTCCGCATATCCATGAACTTTTTAAGTCCAAGCGTCAATCCGGTAACAGCTGCAAGACCGGCTGTAAAAATGGCGAAGTACTTATTAAACCCGTTTGCTAGTCTTGAAAAACCGCCTTCAGTATTTTTCGAATACTTATCGGCAGCTTTCTCCATATTGCTATATTCCTTGGCAATTTGTTTCTGATAATCTTTATGTTCAACGAGTAATGACTTCAGGTATTCAATTTTCTTTGCATGAGCTACATAGTTATCAGCTCCCATGGTCATTTTTGACTGTTCATTCGTTAGCTTTTTCATTTCTCCGGATATTGCCTTCACAGAGTTAGCTACCTCTTTACCATCGATATAAATCGAGACGCCACGTTTTGCTATTTTATCAGCCATTTTTGCTCGTTTTTTGAATTAAAAATTTATCAATTTTCTCAAGTATTTGATTCATGGCCATATCACCATAAAACTCCTGAACTATATCAGCAACTTGTACCAGACCGGTTCGGATTTCTACATCAAACCAATCATCCGCTGACCGCTTAAATCCGGTACTTAGATCTATTTTTGATTTAGGGTTATGACTACCACGAATGACAGAATTACCTTGACGAATATATCCACGACCAACCCCATAATGACGAAATACCCCACGACGGAGAAAATTGAAATTGATAGTAGAAATATGTCCGAAATTCCTTTTATATGAATTTGAAAGAGTAGAAGCCAATTCACCGGAAGCCTTTGGAGCATTGCCGGCCATCTTCGACCTGGTTGTTACGGTCCATGACTTTATACGGTCATTGAACTCCTCTACTGTCATTATTTTTGGCGTACTATTTTCCATATAAATATTATTTTACGATACAAATTTCGTCAGATTACCACCTTTTTAAAAGGACATAAAAAACAGAATGCCCGACTTTCACAAGCCCGGCATTCTTCCTCTTTTAAAAATCTATACTATGTAAAAAAAACAAAAACTATGACTTAACCCTAAATATCTTCAGGACAAAAACAAACAATTTCGAAAAAGCACCAAATTTTACAAGTAAACCAATAGCCACCGGTATACACATACCGGCCAAGAACCATCTCCACCAGGTTACTGAAGTTGTTTCCTTATTACTGACCTCACTGACAAGTTTTGCATTCTCTGACTGTAGTAGCTTAATGCTTGCTTCCAATTGTGACGTATAAGCCGCGTCGGAAGTTGTTTTTTCTTTCGAATTGTCCAAATATTCAGTATCTTTTTGGGACAATCTTTTACTAGTCGTAATCGTTTCAGATTTCACCGGTGGTTTATAAGTACCAATAACAATAGGCTTATCGGTGTCGTATTCTGTGATACGCGTTTCCAATGCATTAGTTTCATTTTCTATTTGCATTAACGATTTGTCCGTAATTTTTTCAGTTTTGTCCGTAACTTTTAGGCTTTCGGTTTTCGACTGATCGGTTTTTGAATCCACACTGGAAGCAACCGATTCGATTACTTTGGCTTTCTCCACTTTTTTAGTGCTGGAGCAACCCGAGAAAACGATTACAAACAATAGTAGCATTGCACTTATCCACATGCTGAAGAATGAGACAAGAAAGGGTTTTAGTATTTTTTTCATGATCTATTTGAATTTTAAATAAGCATTTGCTAGAGTAATATCATACGGTTCTCGCTTCCAAATTATAGCCATTTCTTTGTATTTAGCTCCATTGTAAAGCGTTGCTACAATATGCCAGTTATGAGCAATAATAGCAGCTTTCAACTCCTTATCGGTGTCGATAAACTTGCAGATCTGCCAAATTTGGCGATCGATTCCTTTCTTTGCATCGTCCCACATGGCGTTTACACTTTCATAACCAAGGCGTTTCCAGTGCAAACCTAGTATTTGACCAATGCCAATACTTGTGGCTTCCATGGCTGCCGTTTTGTTCTTGCTGAATGCGTCATTAAAGGCCAACCATTCTTTGCGTTGAACTTCAACCTTATTAAGCGACCATGCTCCGGAAGGTGCATAAGGTGCACGCTTTCTGTACCAGCTAGGTTCAAATTGAATAATAATTTTACCTGTTACATCGTCGAAGCCTTTTCCTCCTGTTTCGGCCGATAGAAATGCCATTACTGCTGGTGATTCAATTTTGAAACTTGCAGCTTCATTCCAAACTAGAGGTAGCAATTCTTTCATTTTGTATCCTCCTTATCTTTTAATATCGACAAATCAATATCTAAATGGCGTTCAGTTTTATCCACCATGAACTTTTGAGCAATTGCAGCCCATTTCGAACCATTACATGAACTTGCATTTTCGGTTATTGACCAGAACTGAATGCCGCAAAATACCAATGCCGTGTAATTAGCTAGATAGAGATTTGAATACATAGTAAGTATGTATTTCTCAATCACAAATGCAAGTACTATGGCAGCCATTGCTAATACTCCAGTGGTAAACGCCTTAAATAGTTTATTACTCTTTACTTTAGCATTTGTATTATGACCAGCTTTCTTCATGCGTTTTGCTAAATCCCTTGCCGACCAACAGTCGAAAATAATAAAGACAACGCAAATAAGTATAAATGGGAATGTCGGCTTAATCATAACCAGGAAACCACCGGCCATGCTCAGCGACCATTTTGCAAAATTCACTAAGTTTCGAAATAACCAATCCAGTAATAATTGAAATAAACTTTTCATAATGTGTGTATTTTAAATTTATAAATCTGCAATAATATTAGTAAACTCATTCCAATATGGTGCAGCTTGATAGGATGCTAGTGATCCTACTGCTACGTGAAGTGGTATTGTTTTATTTACATTATAAAATGTATTTGAAAATATAATTTGTGGAGTTGATCTCATATTGTTAATTAATATCAGCCCTACACAATTGTAAAATGCTAAATCTCCAATGGAAATAACTGAATTTGGTATTGTCAAATTTCCATTAAATCCAGTACACCCAATAAATGCAAGATTTCCGATTGAAGTAACTGAACTCGGAATTGTCAAATTTCCAGTTAATCCAGAACAAGTATAAAAAGCAGAATTTCCAATTGAAGTAACTGAATTTGGAATTGTAAGATTACCAATAAACCCTATACATCCTGAAAATGCTGCGTCTCCAATCGAAGTAACTGAACTCGGTATTATCAAATTACCAGTTAATCCAGAACAATTCTGAAATGTATTATTTCTAATTAATGTAATTGAATTCGGAATTGTCAAATTACCAGTTAATCCATAACAGTTGTAAAATGCTGAATCTCCAATTGAAGTAACTGAACTAGGTATTATTAAATTTCCAATTAACTCAGAACAATTATAAAAGGCTAAATTCCCAATGGAAACAACTGAATTTGGTATTGTTAAATTTCCATTAAATCCAGTACATCCAATAAATGCAAGATTCCCGATTGAAGTAACCGAACTCGGTATTATCAAATTACCAGTTAATTTTGAACAAGTATAAAAAGCAGAATTCCCAATGGAAACAACTGAATTTGGTATTGTCAAATTTCCATTAAATCCAGTACATCCTGCGAATGCTGCATCTCCAATCGAAGTAACTGAACTCGGTATTATCAAATTACCAGTTAATCCAGAACAATTCTGAAATGTACTATTTCTAATTAATGTAACTGAATTTGGAATTATTAAATTACCAGTTAATTTTGAACAATTGCAAAATGCAAAATTTCCAATTGAAGTAACTGAAATAGGGATTATTAAATTACCATTAAATCCTGTACAGTCTTGAAATGCAATGTTTGCAATTGTAGTAACTGAACTTGGTATTATCAAATCCCCAATTAATCCGGAACAATTTATAAATGAAACATATCCAATTGTAGTAACTGAACTCGGAATTGTCAAATTACCAGTTAATCCATAACAGTTGTAAAATGCAAAATCTTCAATTAAATTCAAACA